CAAAACTTCTTTGAAAAGAAATTATAACTATCGTTCAGATAGTCTTGTACTTCACTACAGATTTCCATAATCCTTTGTGTCATCATTGTGTCACTTAGTTTTTGATTAGGGAATCTCTTTTCAACCAATGGAATAGCAGAGGCAAAAATGGAATCAGTATCTATGTATATCACATAATCATCTTTTGTACCGAGTTCTTTATTATAAAAATGATTCGTTATCTTCTTACTGAACTTAATTAAGGCTTGACCTGTAAGAGTCGTTGCCTCTGCATTATCCAAGTCATAAAATCTAAATACTGATAGACCTAATACACCATACAAAGAGTTTAGAATAATCTTCTGTATGTATTGTCTTCTATCAAAGTAATCTTCTAATTCTTTATTACCCTCTTCATTATATTTCTTAACGAGTTTTCTCATCTCAACTCTTTCGTTGAACCACTTGGTAAGTAGTGCAGGAATCAATCCTTGTTTATCTGTACGATATAAAACACCATTAGAGGCAATACTAATATCATTAGTTAATAAATAATTTTCTAATTCACCATTTGTAAACTTACCTATCTCTTTACCTTTCTTGTCATTCATGGTATAGGTCTTTACATTATCTTTCTTTAAATATTCTTCTGCTTCCCAACCTTCAACTTTACCAAGTTTAGTTTCTGGTGAGATATTCAATGAACGAATCACACTCGGATACATACTTGTGATATCCAAATCATATACCCAATCATGTTTACCCTTTTGTGGTGGTTGAACATAGGCACCTGCGAACTTATCGTCATCAAATGTTTTTGGTCTTGGTGGTTTGTTAGGTGCTACAATACCAAGTTTCTTTAAGTATACTAATATAGCACCTTCAAGATATCTTGAACTCATAAACACTTCTTCATAAGGTATGTGTCCAAGGTGTGCAATACCTCGTGATATCTCAATCAAATTTAATTTCTTATCTAACTCAACTAATATTTTTACATCTCGGATATTGTAATCAACAAAAGTCTGTAAGTCATTTTCATATAGGTCATTCAATGTTCCTTCATATTCTACCTTGTTCATATTGACTTCTACTTCTCCGATATAATCTAAACGATAACTTGATTGTTGAGAGAATGAAAACTTTCTATATAATGATAGATAGTCTAAACAACTAACTCCTGCAATGACATATCTCTTTTTAAAATCATTGTAGTAAACTTCTGATATTGGTGACATTAAGTTTGCCACACTTACACCTAATACATTTACTGCTCTATTATATAGATAAGGAATATCAAAGTAGTCTGAGTTCCAACCACTAATAATAGTTGGTTTAATTTCTAAATACTTTTGGAAGAACTTATTCAACATTTCATATTCAGTATCATATACTTCTACTATTTTATCATCTTTGGTATATGATGTAAGTCTTCTCTTTGCATCATAAACATAAGTAAAATATGTCTCTGTCATGAAATCGTATAGTGCAATAGAAGTGATAACATTATTTGCCTTCATCACATCAGGAAAACCATCAGTAACCTCTACCTCAATATCAAAGAATACTTTTCTATGTCCTTCTGATACTTCATCTGAATCTGTATATTGGTCTACTAAAAATCTTGTTGTTGGTGGGACATCTGATTCATGTAGTGTTGGGTCTTCTTTATCATAATTAAATACTTTCTTTAATCTATCCCCATATAATGAAACATGATGTCCATTTGAATTTTTTACATAGGCATACTTTTTATAAGGTATAATCAAGTATCCCTTTTTGTCATCCCAAAGATGAACTTTCTGTTTACGATTGTCAAAATATATGTTCTGATACATTTAGGTTGTAATGTCCCTTATTTTTATAACTAAATATACTAATAAAACCTTATGCTTGTCAAGCTTTTTTTTAAATAAAATGGGTGGTATATTACAACCACCCAAATTACAATTAGAAGTTAATAGAAACTCCAATGTTTGCATATCTTGGTGTACCCAAGAATACTTCTGCGTTGTGTGCTAAGTGTTCCTTAGAACCCCAACCATTGTATTTACTATTATCAACTGCATCTTGTACAAATACTTCATCAAGTGCGTTGAATACATGAGCATTTAAAGAAATGTCGTATCCCTTGATAGGAAGTTTATATGATGCGTGTAAGTCAAGTTTTGAGTAACCTGGGGCTTCCCATACTTGACTTCTATCTGCGACTCCATCTTCAATCTCTCTTGCGTCTGGACTCCAATCAGAATAGTTCTTATCATATGTTTTGTATAGTGCCTGTAATCTCAAACCTTTAATTGGTTTAAGAGTAACACCTAA